ACCAGTGGTAGAACCACTGATACCATCAGTTACCGCTGCACCACCAGAACCAACTCTGATCTCAAATGGGTGACCAGATCCAGTTGTGTTGTTGAAACGATATGTAAAACCTCTGTACACATAGATGGTTGGATTACCAGTAGAATTGCTGACACCAGGACCATCAAAGAGATACCCTGTACCAGTTCCACCAGAAACAGACCAACCCAAAACAGGAGATCCATATGCTGCAAAGGTGTTCGTTCCAGTTGCAACGATGTTCTGATTCTCAGTTACAGATGGAAGAGTACCAGCAGTATTGTTAATAGTAAGAGTTGAACCACTCATTACTGTACTGATATTTGTTCCACCAGCAATCGTGATTCCCCCTTCAACATCGGAAGAAGTGAAAGAACCAGTGTCACCACTAACACTTTGGATAATAAACTGGGGTACGTTTGGTGAGGTGTTAGTGATTGTTAGATTATCACCAGCCACAGCAGTGGAGATCCCAGTGCCACCGATAATATTAACAGTAGTAGTAGTGCTATTAGCAGTTTTGGACCCTGAATCTGATCCGATTGTGGAGAAGACATTTTGATCTGGATCACCGAGTGTGCCTGTCATATCGATGGTCAGCACATCACCAGTAATTGATGTTGCAATATTTGTGCCACCAGCAACAGTTAGAACGTCCTGTGCAGCACTTGCGGTTGTAGAACCAGTGTCAGCGTTGAACGATTCAAAAAGGTTTTGTGTAGTTCCACCACCGCCACCACCAGACGAATCATCATTGGCAGGTTCAAACTTAGAGGTAGATGCATTCCACTTCAGAATTTGACCATTGGAAGGACCACCACCAACAGTCATGTCTACATCAGACAAATCACCGACGCTGCTGGTTGTATCAACCATTTCAATCCAGCTACCACCATGTGCAAAGTATCCATGCCCTGTAGCATGAACATGTGCAAACATACCGTGATGGTTTACTGCATCAGGAAGACTTGCTAGATCTGTGTAGGGTGCATAGTATTTAAGGAATCCATCATCACCATCGATGTAGGTGTATGCAGATCCACTACCACCACCCCAGAGTTTAATATCACCAGTGCTATCTGGTTTGATAATAATATCTCTGGCGCTAGATGAGACAATATTATATGTCGCAACATCTAGGTTTGCTGTCAACTCGTCAAAGTTGCCGCCAACAAAAGCGGGGTTTCCTGCTGTAGACCACTTAAGAACTTGACCTTCAGTGATACCCGATCCAATATTGACGAGAATGTCTGTCTCGTTACCGAGTCTGTCATACAGTTCGTCAATTACTGAATTAAGTTTGACACCAGCGTCCCTCAGGGTATCGCCAGTACCATCATTAGCGGAAGAACCAATACCAATATTCTGTTTTGCCATAGTTCTTAGACTTTTACAGTGTTATTTAGGTTTGATCGAAGCGGGTTGATGTGCTATCAAGAGTAATACCTGTGCTATCGAAGGTATTATCTGTAGTTCCACCCGTTCCAGTAACAGTTAAAGTTGCAACATCAGATGTAAGTGGCGAGTTTGTCGCTGGGGTAGCACCAGTTGGTCCCTCAATAACAACTTTGAATTTATACCCCGTCATATATGACAGAGCAGTGAATGAATATGTCGAGGATGTTGCACCATTAAGTTGTGAGTATGCAAATCCACCGTCAGTAGATCTGAACCACTGATAAGACTTTGGTCCGTTCTCTGGAAGAATAGTTGCGGAAACAGTGAATGTAACTAATTGACCGCTGTTGACCGATGCGTTCTGTGGTTGTGCAGCAATCTGTAGAGTTGCAGGAGGTGCCTCTCCACCACCACCGCTAGGAGGTGCAGGAGGTGTAGCAGCACCATTGTTTACAGGTTGATCAAGAACTTGTCTTGCAGTAAATCCCATGAGATATGGGAATGCTGGATCCTGTTGTGCATCTACAGATAGGAAGTATGCATACGTTCCATCTTGAAACTCTGGAGTAATGCAAAATCTTCCATTGTGATAATCTAGTGATCCATTGCCCTCAACATATTCAAAGTCCTCAACAAAGGACCCTGCAGGTGGGTTCTGGAGTGTGCTTCCATAAGAAGGTCTTCCCGCTGCCTCAATAGGTTTGAGTTGATAAGAAGAACTCATGGTTGCAATATCTGAACTGGTATCCCAGGGATCGGAATACGCAAATGGTCCGTAGACAGGGAATCCATCGAAAGAGATTCCTAATATCTTTGAGTGCCCGTCTGGGTGCCTCAGAACGTCACCATTGTACTGAGACAGACCATAGTAATCATTGTATGTAGCCATGACAGACCCCGCTTTCCAGCAGTCAATAAAGTGTGTGTCATGGTAATGATACTGACCTGTTTGTTCGGGGTGACCTCCACAACTGTCAGGACCAAAACTTATGGGTGATGTTTCGTAGTGTGCATTCCAACTAAATCCCTCAGGTGGGTTTCCACCATTACCAGCAGAAGGATTGAAAAATACTACGCCATTAGCCGCAACACCAATAGCACCCAGAGGCGTTGCTGCACGTCCATTCCTTTGATCATAGTAAGTATATGTACCAGTATTGCTGTAATTAGAATCAGGAACAATTAACTGCAGATTTGTATCTGTACTTCTCCAGCAATAACCTGGAGTAGAGATAAATGTTGTGCCATTATAAACAAACTTCGCCTTTCTTCCATCACTAAAAACAAACAGTAGATTGTCGCCAGGACGAATATCACCAGTCGTCGGATCTGCACTCAGTAAAGCATTGTCATTTACTGACAATGGAATATTGATGGTATAACCTTCTTGAGAATAGGTGTTGTCATCAAATGTTCTTTCGATGCCGAATGTACCACCTCTATAATAGAAGTCATGTTCAAAATCCTGCTCTGTAACAGTGTTTGGATTATTCGCATTAGGAAACGTACCGTAGGCGACGGGGGATGGTAACCCGTCACCGTCTACAGTCAGAATCCTCGTAGCAGGTACATAGGAAGCGGTTGCTGTCATCGTTTTTGACTATTTATTGTGAGAAGATCGATGTTGGTACGAAGTTGGAGATTACAGTTGCACCAGTCTGGACTGAGAGCACCGCAGAGTTGGAGTACACAGGTGTTGCGCCTGCGTATGTGATTGCAACTCTGTACTCATCACTATCATCTGCTTGATTAGCAGTTCCAGTGTTGTATGTTGCCTGGTTTGCACCAGTGATGTTTGTCCAGTTAGTTTCACCGTAGTTCTTCTTCTGCCACTGATAGTTAAGACCTTCAGTTGTTCCAACAGGATCACCATCTTCAGCGTTGAAGACTGCAATAACTGTGAATGCTGCTGTCTGACCTTGGTTGACAGTCACGTTGGTTGGGTTACGTGTGATCTGGATTGCACCAGCCTCGATAGTGATTGTCTGACCAGTTGTAGGATCAACACCCTCACCAGCGTAGACATCCAAACCACCGTTAACAGGTGCGCCATCAGGTGAAACAAAGTCATCATCGACTGTGTTTGTAACTGTGACTTCAGGTAGAGCGTAACCAACACCAGGTGTCTTAACTTCAATATTTGCAATACCCATCAGGGCACGAATGCGACCGTCAAATCCACTGGAAGAGATGACCGCAACGTTAGGACGAGAGGTATAACCATTACCAGGGTTGGTGATGATTGCTGCATCAATAGTTCCGCGACGGATAGTTGCAAGAGCAGATGCGTTACGTCCCTTGACTGTTCCTGTGTACTCGAAGGTGACCAAAGAGTTGGAAGATTCAATCAGTGCGACTTCACGAGGATCATTTTCATCCTCACCCTCGATGAAGAGTTGGTCTCCTGCCTCAATCGGAGGAACAACGTAAGACGCGATAACGTCTGCTTCAGAACCAACGTAGGAGAATGCCACAAATGTGGATCCTGCGCGAGGAGTTTCAGCGAAGATGATTCTAGAACCAACCAATGTATAACCAATGCCAGGTTCCTGAATAACACCGTTCAAGGAAACGATGATGTTGTTCTCAGGTTTGATCGTGTTAGAAGAGACACCCTCAGTCAGAGTCAGTGAGTAGAAACCACCGTTGATCTTAAGGTTGAAGGAAGATCTCAATGAGTCAAACTCGAAGGAGATGTCATCCATCTGACGCAATTTACCGATGTAGTAACCGATAAACTCAGATCCAACCTCAGGAGGTTCAGTAAATGTGATCTCGTCGGAGGACGCGGTGAAGGCATTGTTTGCACCAGGTGGTTGCAGAATACCATTCACGAAGATCATCATGTGACCTGCGGGATCAGGTAGATATTGCTCACCATTTGCGATAGTGAGTTTGAATACTGTTTGTTCACCGTCAAATCCACGGAAGTAACGATCAACACGACCAACCAGATCAGTTGCATTAGATGCCGCTGCGATCCATCCGTTATCCGAGATAACAGTCATGTTGTCAGTAAATGTACCTACTACATCTTCCAACCATACGCGGGCGGTAATACCAGTTTGTTCAATACTTACGATGCGACCGTAAGACTCATATGCTGTTTCTGTGTAGGTTCCGACAGTACCGTAGATGACTGGGAAGTTGTTGAGGTTTTCAAACTTACCGATGTTGTAACCACCTTGTCCGACAGTGTTTGCGGGAACACTTGGGTCACCAGAAACGCTACCGATATACAGATCATTGATACCTTCATCTGGGCGATAATCCCAGTTGGTAACATATCCAGTCCATCCAGGAACAGCGATTGCGGTTCCTTGAAGGAGATATACCTGATCACCCTTAGTGAAGTTACCTGTATATCCTGTGTCGCGTACAACACTGGAAAGAGACAGTTTGATAGTTCTATCACCGTGGATGTAAGTATTGATTGTGATTGGTGTACCACCATCTCTAATACCCACGAGGTCAAGAATTTTTTCAGTCTTAGAACCGTAGATAACATCACCAGATTGCCAACCGCTATTGATTGTCTCAACATCGATTGTAATACGACCACCAGTGTTACCTGTAAGAACACCTCTCTTATCATCGTAAGCGGAGACTTTTGCTTCTGTAGAAGTGGTATCCTTGAACAACCAGTCACCCACGAAGAATTCACCCAACTTAGTGTTGATAAGTAGACGATCTTCGATAGTGGATGTGACTGTAGCAGTCGCACCGCTATCTACACCTTCAATAACATCTCCTTCGGAAATGGTGCCAGTGATACTTCTGATTCTGATGTGACCAGCATTGAGTTCATCACGTTTGATAGTTTGAAGTGCGATACCCTGGTTAGCAGTTGCACCTTGAACCTGTACAACCTCACCATTAATGAATGTTGCCTCAGACATTGCTGAGAGACCAAAGTATTTGTAAGTCTTAACTACCTCAGCACGGTTGAGAAGTTGACTGGAAACCTCACTAGCAGCACCAGTTGTAGTACCAATCAGAACATCAGCGATGTTAAATCCTGCACTAATAGGAGTCTGGATGTCGCGTGAACCATAGTTAATTGTGTTTCTAATGATTCCAGAACGACGTGCAGTAGAGAAACGCTGGTTACCTGAGTTGGTAGTATCCAAACGGAACGGACGATAGCGACCGTCATGTTGAGGCATACGAGCAATCTCAAACCAATCTGCCTGAGCGTTCAGAACGTAGTAGAAGTCCTGATCATTAGCACCGTCAAGTGTATTTGCAGATGCCAGTGTATAGGTCAGAAGATCGCCACGACGGAAGAAGTTAGTTCTATTAATGCGAACGCGGTTTTCTTCACGTTCAAATCCAACTTCGATTGTTGGAGTTAACAGAACCAGAGCAGGATCGGTATTGTAATCACTACCCTCGTCATAGGTATTGGTATAGTTAACTGCATCAGTAGATGCCACAAATGTGACGATATTTTCTGATGGGAAGCTAGAACGCTCAAGAGCAAATTCTAAGCAGTTGAGGGAAGAGTCCATAGTGAACTCGGAGTATTCTTGATCCCACTCAACTCGTGGTTGATAACCACCAACCTGAGGCGGATAGTAAACATCATATCCACTCCAACCAGGACCATTGTAATTTTCAACAATGTCCTTAGCGTACTCACGAACTTTATTCAAAGCGAAGAGCAGACGGATACGATCAATATTCGGATATGCGATGAAGGTTCCTTCACCGTCAAACCATGTTCCAGCAAGTTCAAATGCACCAGCATTACCACCTGTTGCCAAGTCATAGATCAACGCTTCCATGACAAGTTGCGTGTATGCTGTATCAGGATTATCTCCTGCAGGATACTGTGCAATAGTCTGATCGATTGCTCTCTGAGCGATTGCATGATCGTTGAATCTGAGGAATTCAGCGATTGTATGATCGGTATGCTTACCAGCACCCAAGGTGTTGGACAGCAAGTCATACAATGTTTCTGCGGCAGACAGAACGTTGTAGCAGGTATATGCCTGATACTTGGTGTTTGTATAGATGGATGTAGGAACAGTTCTTGTAATTGTGCTGAGGTGAGGAGTTGTACCTAACCATGCTGCTTCGATGGTGTTAATACCAACGTCGAACAGGGTGAAGATAGCAGACTCGATTGTGGCACAAGTAGAACCAAAGTTGGCCGCGGCATTATCATATGTGATAGAGAGATCACGATCTGCATGGTCACCAGAGTATTTGATTGGCCAAATGCTAGGCAATGTACGAGTAACGCTACCGAGTGATGTAGGTGTGGTGATAGTATCGGTAACAATCTGCATGATTGTATCGATAGCAGACTCAACGTTAGAGCAAGGACCACCGTTGTTAGCAACCGTACGTGTCTGACCACTCATAGAGTTGGCAGTAAGAATATCCTCAACAGTTTGCATCAGCGTTTGTGCTGCAGAAACCTCAGTAGGACATGCAGGTTGTGTGACATCAGTTGTGATTGTCAGATCACGATACTGTTGCAGTTGTGTGAAATTACCCCAGTTAGTTGTGATGTTAGAAGGAATCAGTTCATTACGGATAATATGATCAATGATATTAGTGCGGATGTAACTAATAATCGAAACAGAACGCTGTCTTTCTGTAGCATCCAGGTGAGGGTTGTTGACATATTCTTGACCGATGTCATAGATGTAGGAGTTACCAGCATAGGCAACGTGATATGCAACAGATTGGATAATACGCTCAACGTCATCAACACATGCAGGAGTTCCAGTAGGAATAGTCCAACTGTTAGTTGCGACGAATTGTCCAACAACACCCTCTGCAATATAGCGAGCGTTATTGCGGATCAACCAGTATGCGTCAGCAGCACGAGACTTGTTAGCATCAGTAGCACCAGCAAGGGAGACTTGCTCCATTGTGGGATTGTCACGACTACGATCTCTGTATGGATAGTAATCAAGATCTTCGTAGAACTTCTGGTTATAGTTGTGAACGTGGTTACCAGTATTAATAGTAGGAACGTTACGCATCACATCAAACATGATCTTCTTCGCTTCGTTCATTGCGTACACAGTCTCAGTTGCCTGAGAAGCGACGTGCAGAAGAGCGTTAGAAGCGTTCACGTAGAACTGAGCAGCATCCACAACTCTGCTGTTACCACCATACTTGAGGTGGAATACAAGTGCTTGCAGAATGTCAGTGATGTCGTGTACACAATCAACACTACCAGCGGATGTTACAGCGTTAGGAAGTGCACTTACAAATGTGTGAGTGTATTGCTGACCAGCAGGTGAGGCACCAACATTGACTGTAATTGTAGTTGCATCAGCAGCAGTAATTGCCAAAGATGCATCGAATGCAGGGTCAGTGTTACGAGGATAAGCATGCTCGGATGCATTACCATCTTGACTGCAAGTGAATACAATCGACTCAAGTTCGATGTATACTTTGTTGGTTGTTGTCAGACTGTGAGCACCAATGGTGAGCACCATGTCACCAGTAGCAGCATCGTAAGTTGCAGTTGTTACATCAAACTGAACACCACCAGATCTACCACCTGCTTGTCCACCATTAATGGAGAAGGAAGGATATTGTTGAGTTGTACGATGAACTGCTTCCTCAGCGATGAAACGGATATTTCTATCGATAAGATTTGCAGCATCAATATAACGGGAAAGTTGTGGGTTCTGATCGTAAGAATCATCGCCAGGATCATTCTCTTCACCAACACCGAAACCGTAAACGAGGTCTTTACCGAAACCATTTCTCATGGTCAAGGTTGCCATATCTCTTGCCAGTTTGTAGACGTAGATAGATGCCTCTTCTTCGCCTTCAATATGCTTCAGTGAGTTGTCTTCTGGTTCGATATAGAGTTCAGCAGCATCGTAAACTTTGCTGTTACCACCAAGACGGAGGTCATGAATGACAGCATCAAGGTAATCCTTAACATCGTCCATACAGTTAACCTGACCACCAGGAACAGCGATGTTGGAGAACTTAGAAAGATCATTCATAGTCATCACTGCTTCAGCAGCAATTTGATCTTTGTTTCTGAAGATCATGTCTGCAGCATCCAGGTATCTATGGATGTCTGCACGGTTAAAGTCATAACCCTGAGGATCATTCTGGTTGTAAACAGAATCATCTTGCTGTCTCCATGCTGTCTGCTGGGTATACTGTGCGACGTAATAATCATCAGAATAATCAGCACCCTGTGCCGCAGGAGGCGCATTGCCTTGAGTTACGAGAAGTTGGTTGATTGCCTTAAGTGACAAATACTTACAATATTCAATAGCATCAACCATCGGCAGAAGTTCTTCATCAACATGAAGAATATCTCTATTGCTATCTAAGTATTGATCAATAACGTTGTTTACAGCAGAATTACCACCAGTAATCAGGTCATTAATGATTGCAGGAATAACATGATCCTTAAGATCTCTCAAGCAATATGGTTCGCCATAACCAGGCATGACGAGTTTGTCATATTGAGTGCCGTTGATTTCAACGTTCCACTTGTTCTGAATGTAACCAACTGCTTCCTCAGCAATATAAGTTCTATTCTTCCAAAGAGAGTTACCAGCATCACGGAAACGGTCACCAGTAGGTCCAAGGATGTCAAGAATGTTGTTGGTAAGAGCATCGATCTCATCTTGTACTGCTTGTGAAGCACCACCGCTAATTCCGTGAGGAATGCGAAGAATTTCAGTTTCAGGATCAGTTAGATCAGTATCAGTTGTAGTTACAACGTACTTACAAAGTTTTCCTGCTTCAGCCCAAGCGTAGAGAGTTTGTAGTAGTTCTTTCTCAACGAAATCAACAGAACCATCCGTAGCAAGATAACCTCTACCAATAGTAGTGGTGTAGTAGTTACCACCATACTTAAGATCTTTAATGATTGCATCTAGGATATAATCTCTAGTGTCACGAATACATGCTGTTGTACCACCATAACTTTGAATAGCAGCATTATCACCTGGGATAACAAAGTCAGGATATTCTGTCTGCATTCTGCCGACAGCAACCTCAGCAATCCATGTGTCATTCTTCTCAATGATCTCAGCAGCAACGCGGTGACCATCACGAGAAAGATCGATGTCTTCAATAATTACACGCTTGTTATCGTAATCAATCGCCTTAGCAGTTGCAGAGGAAATTGTTTGACCTGTAAAGGTTGCATAAACTTCCGTTGTAGAAACGATGAATGGTGTCTCACCAGTCAGACCAAGTACGATTTCTTCATCATCATAATCAACACTGCTAGGTGGGGTGAATGCAGCAGTATAGAATGCCTCACCTTTTCTGACTGCAATGTTGTCCATGTTTCCAACGAATCCACTGGAACCGTTGCGATCAGCACCGATATAGCAAGGACCATAACCGAAGTCTGTACTATTACTTGCATTGCTACCTGCTTGTACACCATTGACATATGCGGACATTACAGACTCGTTTCTAACGACTGCAATGTGATACCAAGTGTTAGCGGTAGTAAATACGTTACCAGAAAGAATAATGTTAGTTGTATGATCAAAGACACGTAGTGTTTGATCAACCATTCTGATATTCAAACCAGTGGTCGCACTTCCTCTACGAAGGTCAAAGATATATTGTGTACCAGAAATACCTGTAGGATAGATCCATGCCTCAAAGGTGAAGTTACCTGTACCAAAGTCAAAGTCATAAGAATCAACTTGCTTCAGATAAGAGTTGGAGATAAACTTCAACGACTTATTGCTGTTAGCGAGATTTTTGTTGTTAATAACGACGCTTTGAGTAACACCACCCTGATTAACCAGAGTAGAGTTTGTCAGATATTCACGATCTTGAAGAGTTGCACTAACGCCATTAGAATCAGCGAACAACCACTTCAGACCAGAGTTAACACCAGCAAGTTTGAAGGTTGCACCAGAAGTTTTAGCAGTGATGTTGTCACCAAGAGCAAACAGACCAGAAGACTTGTCCTTATAGGCAATCTTGTTAACACGAACAGTTTCACCCTCACGGAATGATCCATCATCAACGCTTGCAAGACCGTTAATGTAATTCAAGTTACCTGCTGCCATGGTCTTAAGACCGATGTCAGTCAGTGTGTTAATTGTCGCTTGTACGTTTGCACAGTTGGAGATAGATTGTCTATTACCAGATGCATAATCATCATCGTAGGAGTATGCAGTAACACCGCCACCAGTGTATACAGCACCAGCAGTTGCACCAATGAATGTGTGGGGGAATCCACCACCAGCAGAGATAGCGTTAGCAGTAGCACCACTATAGGTGTGAGCGTATTGCTGATCAGCAGGAGATGTACCAACATTAACTGTGATTGTTGTGGCAGTTGCACCCTCAATCATCAGAGATGCACCTGATGCCATATCTGTTGTGCGAGGATATGACTGAACAGCAACGTTACCGTCTTGAGTACATGTGAAGGAGATTGACTGGTCAGCAATCTTTACATGCTTACCAACTTCCAAGGAGTGAGATCCGATGGTGATTTCCATGTCACCCGTTGCAGGGTTATAGGTAGCACCAGTAGGAGTAAACTGCACCAAAGGAGATGCACCAACATTAACTGTAATTGTTGTTGCACTGGTTGCAGAGATTGCAAGATCATCCTCAAACGGAGTGGAGTATGGTTGAGGATAAGTCTTAATCGCTTGACCACCATCCATGTCACATTGGAATGACAGAGAATGAGGTCTGATGGTAACTGTATCAGAGGTAGTCAGAGAGTGAGAACCAATGGTCAGAACCATGTTGCCATTATTAGGTGTATAGGTAGCATCAGTAGGAGTAAACTCTACAAGTGTTGTACCAGCATCATATGTGGAAGGATCGTTGAGGTTGTATACACCGTTGTCACCGAATCCACTAGAAGGCATGACCTTATAGTAGAGAAGGTTGTTGATTGCTTTATATGCAAGATCTCTTGCCTTAGCAAGTGCAGTAAATGTTTCTGCTTGTTCTCCTACAACACCATTGTTGATGAATGTTGTACCCTCGAAGTAAGACTTAGCGAAGTCAACGACATTTTTGTTACCACCGCTTCTAACGTCCTTAACAAGAGCATCAACAAAGAGACCAACATCTCTGCGACACTTAGCTTCGTTAGTGTTGTAGTTTGAAGGATCAGTAGGTGTGATGTCACTGAAGTTCTGGTTTGCCAGAAGAGTTTCACCAATAGTGCTTGCGAGAGTATCAAGAGCAGATCTAACATCAGCACATGCAGTGGCATCATTATTAGGAATAGGACTACCAGATCCACCGTAAGTACCAAGACCAGAAGTGATTGATGTATCTTGATAGTGCTTATAAGTTACACCATCAACAGTTGTAGTGCCGCTAAGTTGGTTAGTAAGTGCTGCCTTCATGTATTCAGCACACTTGTTATAACCCCAAACAGTTTCAGTTACCTGAGCATTGACATATGCCAAGTTACCATTGCTGTAGTATTCTTGAATGAACTTACGAGCATACTTGTTACCACCAGCAAATACATCATATGCAACAGCATCAACGTAATACATCATGTCACGCTTACACTTGTCAGAGTTAGGAATGACAGTGCTAGGATATTGCAGAACCATATCGTTGTATGCTTTAGCAACGATATAATCTTTGTTCTTCTGAATCAGACGATATGCATCACGGAAACGTGAACGACCGTCAGTTTGAGGAGAAGCAGGATAGTAGAAATCAGGATGCATAACAGCAATTTCTGCTGTTGCAAAGTCAACAATCTCATCCTTGTTACCAGCAATCATGAAACTACCGTCAGCGTGACGGTTTGCAGCAACACCGTAGGAAGAACCAAGTATGGGGTTGTTATAGTTGACCTTGATATTTCTAACAGTGTCACCTTCACTAAAGACACCACTGTTGAGATCTGTATAAGTTACCTCAGAAGAACGAACCTCTTCAAAGTCAAGGAAGTCAGCATTGATTCTTGAATCAGAGTCAAGCAGTTTGACAGGAGTGATACTAGACTTGGAAATATCATCCAACAGAACGTTAGGATAAGACTGACTAATCAAACGCTCAAAGAGCAGACCATAGAAGGAAGAACCAGCAGTCAGTTCTTGTGTATCAACAACGTCATTGGTAATCGGATCACGATAAGGAGCAAGAACTGTAATTCTTGCAGCAAGATTAGATCTCGTGGAGTAAACAATATCCTGGAGACGGAAGTCAAATACACCAGTTTCATACTCAGCGGTACCTGATGTCTTAGACAGAACAATATCATTACCAGCAGTACCATCATCCTCAAGGTTGATAGCGTTGACCTGTGCAGTCGGGTTACCACGAGAGCGGTTAGTGCAGACCAAAGTTTCATCAAACTCAAAGAGTAATTCTTGAGAGAGAACTTGCTGACTATCAATCAGTGCACTAAATCCAAGAGCACTAACGTCAATTCTTTCGTTGTTTTGGAAAGGACCACCTGTAATATCAACAATGTCGATTGTGTTACCAGCAGAACTAACAACCGTTGCAAATGCATCACTCTGATTACCTGTGATTTGATAACCAATCTCAGGGAAGATACCAGACACATTGGAAAGTGTCAGTCTAGTGACAGGCAGGAAATCAACAGTTGCATCTCTGTAGATAACTTTGGAAGGTGCCTTCGGTGCTTCCTTAAATACGATGTTACCACCAACAATATCGTAAGAGGTAACAGGTGCCTGAACAACACCGTTGAGAAGAATCAACAACTGATTGTTGTTAACAATAACCTGTTCACCTTCAACAGTGATTGGGAACTGGGTTTCGATACCGTCAAACTGACCTGAGATGTCATCCAACTTCTTAACGATAGAAGTCAAGATTTCCTCAGAGTTAGTCAAACGCTTTCTACGGAAGAGAACTTCAGTATTATTGAAGTCAGAATACTGAGGTTCAGCAGCAGCGAATGATGTAACTTCGTTAACGTTAGAGTATTCGTTGATGTTTACCTGTTTGATAAACTCAGTTCCAACCTTACGACCAGAGATGTCTTTACCACCAGTCAGTTGTAACTGACCAAACATGTTGAAACCAGCAGGGTGGTTGTTCTCCAGAATTTGTTCTTTCCAGAGGTTAATAGGACTTTGTGTCTTAATAACGTAAGAGAAGTTCTGATAGAAGAAGGAGTCTTGGATCTTCTGAACGATCTCGGAAGGTTTACCAACGTCATCGATAAACTTACCAGGTGTTTCAGTCAAAGAACCGATATTCAGCACACCTTTAGCAAGGGAGATGTTGTCAATAACACCAGATGCACGGGAGACTGTACCGTTAACACGTTGACCAGCAACAAACTCACCGTCAAGATCTACAAGTTTCAAGATCTTAGGACCGATCTGCCAACCATCATTAGCAGATACAGTTGCAAATACAGTAGCGAGTTCTTCGCTATCACCCATGAATACTCTCTCACCTTCCAGGAATCTGGAAGTTTCAACGATTGCTTCAGCAGCACCACCAAATACTTCAGTAAGAAGAACTTGACGACCTTGACCCTGTGTCAAGAATGTGATGTAGTTACCAGATTCAGCGTCAGCAGGTGTCAGTGCAAATCTAATCTGATCATTTTCCAGAGAGTTTGCCTCACCAGCAATAGCATAATATGTCTGGTTTTCAACCAAACTGGTCAAACCAGCAGAGCTGGGTTTTGGAAGTTCACCTTCAGTTGAACCAACATCATCTGCTCTGAATGAAATTGCAGCACCCTGTGTAATACCATGAGGGAAGTTAAACTGCAGATAGTTAAGGTCAAGGTTGACAACGTAGTTAAACTCAGACTTCAGGGTTACAGTCGGTTCGGAAGAATAACCTGCACCAGGATTCTTAATTTGAATCTCATTCAGTCTGTTGTTTCTAACGATTGCAACTGCCTCAGCACCGAATCCACCGCCACCTTCAACGATAACGCTAGGAGCAGAGGTGTAACCAGCACCAGGATTTGTGATCTTGATCTGAGACAGAATAGAGGTGTTGAACAACTGAAGGTTGACAGGGAATGTAATCTCTGGTTTCAGTGTATAGTCATGGGAGTAACCATAACCAAATTCGTTGTTCTTAAGTTTTTTGATTTTACCGATATTTCTACCAGTCAAGAATACAGATGCACCGCTACCCTCATCAGGGATAACAACTTGCAGATCAGCACCAGAACCAGTCAACTGAGGTCCAAGAATACCTTGAATGGAGTCAACATCAATACTACCAGTAGTGTATCCTTTACCAGGATCAGTAATTACTACGCTAGTAATAGTACCAGAACCAATTTCTTCATCAACAGTGACAGTGATACGGCAAAGACCACCTTCACCATCGCCAAGGATAGGTACCTGATCATATGTGCCGATTGCATATTCTGAACCACCAGATACAATATTAATACGTTCAATCTGACGGAAGGATGCAATATCAGAAATGATAGGCAACTTCTTATAGAATCCACCAGCAGAAATTAGTTTGATACCTGCAATAGGTCCGATTGCACGTTTAGATGTAGTTGAGTATGTAGAATATGGAACATCATTATCATCTTCACCAACGTTAGCATTGGTAAATTCAGGTTCACGACTCAGTGCAAACTTAAATACGGTATCGCTTTCAACCTCACTAACAACATATGTTCCGTCAAAAGGTGTTTTCTTAACATCAACGAATGATGCTGCACCAACAGGTGAGTTAGCACCAACCCTAGAAGGATCAAAGTAATATGAAATATTAGTAACCTGACCATCAACCTTCAACTTAACGAATGGTGCATTAGTACCATCGAACACACCAGGGGTGCCTTCTCTTTCAATATTATTAAAGGAGTATTCAAGTTTGAACTCGTTGTCCTGAGAGAATGACAAGAAGTATCCAGTATTACTACTGTCACTCATATCAAAGATATAATTGTGATTTCTTGTCAGCGTAAGAGTTGGGTGCTTGGTATAAATTTGTACCCGAGCAATACTGTTCTGAACAAATGCAGGTTCAGCAGCAGGTATTCCACGCAGTGTGAAGGTGAAATTCCTAGAAGAGAATACTTCCTTAACAAAGAAGGAACCGTTGAAGTCGTTAGTTGTAAATCCTTCAGTAAAGAGAATATCACCAGCGGTAAAGTTGTGTCTAGAGTTAGCAACACAGAAGACCTCATTAGATCTAGTTTGAGTTGTGACCTTGATAGTTTTATCAAGTACAGCAGTCACACTAACTTTTTTGATGCTAGTTACATTATTAATCTGAAGAACTGTAGGTTGATCTTCTTTGGGGTTTACAGTTACAGTACCACCAAGACTAAGACTATCATTAGCGATAAAGTTAGAATCACTAAAGATCTCATCAATTCTTACAGCATACCAATTCTCAGTTGCATCGAAGTCTTTGAACGTTGCAAAATCACTTAGAGGACTAAATGTTTGAGTATGAGTCCAGGTAACAGTACCGTCAGTAGCAGTTCCCGTAGAGTGGGTAGGAGCGACCTTAGATGTTCGGCCTGCTACAGAACAGGTGTAGAGATTTCTTCCGAAATAAACTTGATCACCGATGTCATATACAATCAGAGGTTCCCAAACAGGTTGTTTTGGTGTGGGGTATGCAGTGTTTGCAAGATCAACTTCGAGAGGGTTAGTAGAACCCTGAGTGTAATCCCAGGTTACGCCACCATCTGAAGCACTACCTGTTTCATGTGTTGGTGCATTAAGACCAGCGGTTCCGTTAGTGGTTGCTGTATAAAGTCTGCCAGCAGAATAAACAACATCGCCAGCCACATATGACTCTGCTTGTGTCCATTCACCATAAGCACGTTCTGCAACAAAGGAGATACCAGTAATAACGTTAACACCAGCATCAGTTGCAGATGTAGAACGCAGTTTTTCAGTCAGATCAAAAGTAGCACCAGCAGGGAAGATATTACCGATCTTATAGGTAGTACCAACACCAGGATTTGTTTCTGTACCAGTAGGTACCTCAACAATAGTTCCATAACGTTGAGTTGTACCAGCGTCGTTGAACTGCTGTAGAATTTCACCTTTAGTAAATCTAACTTCTTGGTTTAGTGTCAGTTCTTGTACACTGTCAATTTTCTGATACAGAGCATCCTTGATGTAATACTTAGGAATAACAGAAGGTTCGATAACGAGTTTTCTACCACCAGGTGTAGGAATAGTAGAAGTCTTAGATCCGTAAAGTTCAGATGTATTGGTAAAGTTGTAAATACCAGTTGTCAACTGACTGTTAACATCAGCATAGTCAAGAATTTGTAGACCACCAGGTCCGATATTCCAGTTAGTAATCGGAGGTTGTGTCTGAGTGTTATATGTCCAGTTAGTGTTCTCTGCAATGATTGCTTGAGTGTGATTAGACAGAGTAGACAACGAATATGTACCACGCTTATCATGCAAGCGGTCCAACTTAACGAGTGCAAGACTGGAGTTGTTAGTACGAACTTCTACTTCTGCTTCAGGAGCAGTGAATGAAGATCCAGTGTATTGAGCATCATCATCAATTACAAAGTCATCAATATGACCAATAATGCTGGTAGCAGTTGTAGGTGCCTGCTGACCACCAACGTATACTTTATCAATACCGATGTTAGTAGTATTACTCCACTGAGCAATTTGTGTACCGTTACTAAACATGGTATAGGTGTAACTACCAAGACTGGGTTCTGCC